GCCAATCAAAACGGCGGTTGGAGTTGCAAGTTGTCGGGCAAAGAAACAAACGGGCCGTGCGTTGATTTCGTACAGTTTGCGCCCGAACCAAAGGTGTAACATCATGGATATCTATGACCAACTATCCGATGTCAGGCAACGCGTAGTACGCAAAGAAGCTGACATCGAAAGCATTAACGAGCGGCTCGACGGGATGGAAGAACCCAGTACGGATGACGTTCACAGAGCCGAGACCAAGCTGCGTCACGAGCGAGACAGGCTGATCGAACTCAAGTGCAAGCAAGTCATGCTTGAGTGCGAGATATTAAGGGAGCAGAAGAATGGTTAAGTCACGAGACATGCCGTTGCAGGAAGCCTCGCTGCTGATCAACAAGGATCGCAATAACGAGTACGGTGAACCGCACGAGAACTTCATGTCGATTGCAAACATGCTCAACGAATTGCTCAAGCCTCAACTCGCCGAGGGTGTAAGGTTGGGGCCAGAGCATGTCACCATGATTATGATGGCAGTCAAGCTGTCGAGGATGGTTACGTCACCCACAAAGTTCGACACGTACGTGGATATCTGTGGCTATGCCGCAGTGGGTTGGGAAGCGGTCAGGATCGAGGAGGCTAAGAATGTCAAAAAAAGATGATGACGCCAAGCAACAAGAGAAGATGCGACAAATAAGGAACCAGCTTAGAAGCTCCCAAGCTGGCTCCGTTTACGCTCGAGCGAAAGAGGGGGTGACTGTCACGCTCAAGGACACGCCTTGGGCCGACGAGGGTTAGCCGTAGCTTCCCCCAAAGTCTCCTCCAAAGCTGCCGCCATAAGAGCCGCTACCGCCACCTTTACCTGCACCCTTCTTGCCAGCAAACGTATCGACTATGCTCTCACGCATTGAGTTGGGCAGGGGGAACAGCATTCTTCCAGTAACCTCCCGCACGGCTGCTCGGCGCATCCCGTTGGTCTCTTCGCCATCGATGGCAGACCGAACCCCTTGGGTAACTGTCAGCGCATCGTTGGCGAGCCCGAGTGTCGGGCCAGCAATCGCTTCCAAAACTCTGTTCTGTCCATACGCACCGTTGTCAGATTGCGCTGCTATCTCGAACATCAAGTCACCAAGGAAGCCGAAGCCGACTGCTGCCATGAAGCCGTCGAAGCCCCAGCCTAATGTTAGGTCGATGACTTCATTATCCTTGAAGCCTTGATACATATTTGCGTGTTCGCTCAATCTGCGGTCGCGAACTTTGTGCTGCCTGTTATCCTCACCGCCTCGCCCTTGTATGATATCTTTAAGGGCGACTGCACCCGCACCCGCAGCGGGTGCGGCTGTCAGAAGGGCCGCGAGAGGCGCTATGCGATTGTCTGAGGCACCGACCAGAGCCTTGGCGAAGTTTGCTGTCCTATTAGGGACGCCCTCACCAGCAAACGCCTCACCGAATGTCTTACCAATTAAACGACCCATCATAATCGGAAAGGACTTTAGCTGCATCGCAATAGCCCCGAGTGGTGTCTGCCCCCAAAGGATGATGTCGTTCGGGTTTGGAGTAAAGATCATCTGGTTTGTCAGCTTAATGACGGCAGAAGATATGTTTTTGCTCATTGGGTCTTCTGCTCCCGAGCCTCGCGTTTGCATGATCATGTCGATGTCACTATTTTGGTACAGGCTTTCCAAGCCTTCTTCCTTTAGGATGCGCTTGGCTATGCGACCTGCTCGTGAGTTAGGGTATTCACGAGCGATGCGGGATTGAGCCTTGAGGTGCTCGTATGAAACAGCAGCGCCAATGTCACGCATTGCATCAGTCCAAGGCGTCAGCAATGTGGTGTTGAAAAACCCAGACATAAATTGCGTACTGTCTACACCGTGCGCCATTGTCATGCGCTGATGCACCACGTTTTCGGTAGCCGCTCCGATATTGCGGATCATCTCTCTGTACTGTTTGCCGCCTTCTCGCTGGCTCATGTAGCTCGTCAGCGCTTTGGCATATGACTTCAAATCGCCAGTGCGGATTAGTGGAAGAACCAAGTCAGGTATAGACGTGAGCGTAGTGTATGTCAGCAAGGTGACGGCGTTGATGCCGCGCAGCCACTTGCTTGTATCAGCCATCGCGTACAGCCCGTGCAGCCCCTCGATTGGGCGGCGCACAGCGGCGTTGTAGAACCCGTTGGCATGTTTGACGTTGGCTGCCGAGGTGTGGACTGTCAGACCCTTCGTGTCAGTCAAGGCGTTGGCTATTGCTGCCGCTCGTTTGCTAAAGTTTTGCCGCATCATCTGAGCGTTTTCTGTGCCTTTCAGCGCCGCATCTAGCGACTGCATGATGCTCGCTTCTATTTCACGAGCAGATGCGCCCGACTGCGCCATCGCAATTAGCTCGTCAGTTTTAGCGAGTGCAGGGTATTCCTCTTTGAACGGCGACATGAATACGTTGTGATCAAACTTCTTCTTGTAAAGCCCTTCCTCGCCGCCTGCGTTTATTGCGTAATTCCTACGCAGTATTCTGTTGGATCGTAAGAGCGTTGCAATGGTTGCCCGTCCCGCTTTCGGAGCAGATAATATTGAAGTGTAGTCGTGATACCCGTGTGCGCCCACCCCGAATGCCTCGGTCATATCGATACGGTGCTCGAGGTTGTCCGAGTATTTGGTCATGGCGACGAGGATGTCATTCTCGAGAAAGCCTGCGAGACTGTCGGGGTTGTCAAAGTCGGCGAACCGCTTGAAGTCTTGAAGTCGGATCATGCGCTGATAGTCGAGATGGTCGTCCGAACCCACAGACTTTAGCTGCGCCGATGTTTGGGAAAGTACGCCGTCCTCGTCCGTTAGTTTTTGAACAATGCGCTCGGCAATCTCTTCCGCTCGGCCCGTGGCGTGTGCTGCCCCGCCCGTGGAGGCTTGCTCCACTTTGAGATACTCGGACATGCGGCGAACGAACTCGTCTCTGTTGGCTAGGATTAAGTCTTTTCTCCATACCTGCGGGAAATAATCTTCGCCCACATCACCCACCGCCATGCCAGCTTGGCGCATACGACCGACCGCGCTTCCCAAATACTTGCGGATTTGATCGTAGACTGCTCTTTCTTCTGTGGCGAGCGTTCCTACCTTGGCGCTGTTGCGGAGGGCGTTTACGATATTCATATGCGATGCGGGTTGTGACCCTCGGCGATTAGGGGCGAAACCTACAGTGCTCATAGCCGCGTCAGCCATTTGCTTTGGCCCGTTCTGCCAGTAGCGACCAAGCGCATTCTTGCTGTCAGGTAGCGCGTTTAGCATTCTCGTTAGGGGCATGAGGAACTTGCCCATCCCCTCGTTCGTACGCTCGAAGTGACCGCCCGATCCGTCCTCGGGCTCGAAGTGATTTGCGGGCCAGTTCATACCAGATTTCTTCATTATCGCGCTGTTGGTTTTGAGGGGGTTCCAGACGTTAGACTTTCTGATTATGTCCTTTCCCTCTTCGCCGATGTTGCGCCCGTTGGCTGCGGCAATCATCTGATCGAGTGTGCGGGGTGGCACACCACCCGCCTCGAGAACTCTCGACGCATTGGCAACGATGTCGGCGTACGGTACGCCGCTTTGTGCAGCGGCGATGACGGCTTGATTGAGGCCGCTTGGGGTTTCGTTCAATCCGACAACACCCTCGGCGTCTGTAAACATATTAGACTTAATCGGGCGCACGTCTGACGAGTTCAGAATTACTCGCTCGCCGCCGACTGTAATGCTCGAGAACCCTTGCTCTCGCATGATGCGAGCCAAATGCTGTTTTCCACCCGCCACTTCTGCAAGGCGGAGATACATCTCGGTCGCTGACACCGTGTCCGTAATGGCTTGGATACCCGCCTCAACGTCTGTGCGAGCACTACCTTCGGCTGCGTTTCGACGCAGGGCTGCGATAATTCTTTCCACACCCTCTGAGTTACGGCTTACTGCCCCAACAATAGCAACGGGGTTTCTGTCCCGAACAAACACTGGCTCAACGTCAAGAAGGTCAGTCACGCCAAGCTCGGCAAGCTGGCTTTCAATGTCCTTTGCTATCTCCCTTTGCAGGGCTATGTCGCCGCCCTTGTTTATGGCACCTCGCAGGTCAGAAAGAATGTCGATCAATTCGGCAGCTTCCGATGCTTGCGGCTCATCAAGCCCCCCAATTAGCTGATCTATGCGATGATGCAGGTGATCGACAGGCAAGTCGTCCACACGAGAACCAATAAGCTCTGAGGTTGCCCTGCGGACACTGCGGTACACGACCTGTGCGCCGCTACCAGTGAAGGCGTCAACCGCGTCAAGCTGGGCGGTATTCATACGGGCGATCACGCCCTGCACGTACTGAGGCGCGAACTCGCTCGGAACCTTATTGGCGTAAGCATCAGCGTGAGATGTGGACAGCGCATCGCTGCCACCATCTAATACGCTTTGCACAAACGGGACAGGGAAGCGGCGGCGAGCCGCCTTGCTTGTGACCACGCCATCGAGAACGTACGAGGCTGCTTCCATCATGTCTTCGGAAAGCGATAGGGTGAAGTCATCAAACTTGGGAACATCGTCGCCTTCGATTGTGTCCATCATTTTTCGGAAGTCCACCTCGATACCATCGTCATCAGCCCAATCGGCAAAAATTCTGCCGAGCAATTCAGACGGGTCTTGCCCAGACTGACGAGCGTAGTTGTCTATCAATCGACGGCTTGCAGGCGTGACGGTCTCAGTGGAGTACAAGGTCTTCCCGATGTACTGCAATGTCTGGGTGATGTCGTCAGACTTGGACACGTTTGTGCCAAGGTTGCGTATCTCTTTAAGAAACTCGCCCCAACCTTCTGTGTTTTTAGTTGTCGGGAACTGGACGCCCAACCGTGCAAGACGGGCCGCAATGGTGCGGCTTGCAACCTGCTTCTCACCCGTGCGGTGATTGATCAACCCCAGCCACGAGCGCACGGAAACGGGTGCGTTGGCGGGTATGCCAAGCTCTGCGCCAGTACCCATCTCTTGCGCTACCTCGGCAACAACTGCTCTGTTCACGATAGCCCCCTTGGGGATTATCTTGTGTTTATGGTTCGGCCCTTTAGCCTGCTTCGAGAATGCCAAGCGGATTGCGTCACGCTCTTTTTTAGAGGCATCGTCTTTTCGAGACGTTGCTCGGGCGAACGCTGCGGTAAGCTCGTCTTTATCCATACCAGAATATTTGGCAGCGAGCTTTCGCATTTCATCATCGACAACTATGTTGGCGGTCTCATCGCTCTTGTTAAAGCGCTTTCTAATTTCGTTCGCAATCGCCCCGCCATGATCACTTACTCTACCTGTGGCCTCTTTCTTCGTTCCCTTACTGTTTGTCTTTGTCGTCTCGCCCAGAGCCAATTCGCCCGTAAACATCTCGAGCAAATCTTCTGTGCTGGTTTGCTGCAAGTTTATGCCCTTCGCTTTGGCTTGATCTTCTGCCGTGCCTGCCTTTGTTGGCGGGGTGTTTTTCCTTCCGAACTCCGCCATCCATTTGCGAACGGCTGATCTAGCCGAGCCCTTCTTTGCGTTGACCACCGACTTCATATTCTTGCCCGCCATAACCTTCTTCATTTTAGCAGGCGTCAGGTTCACGGACTTGCGGAGGTCGAGTATCTCTTCAGACATGCGGTACTCGGGGATGTCACCACCCTCAATGTTCATGTACTCGTCATTGAGGATTGTAAGAACTTTGTCTACGAGAGGATTAACCTTTTGCTCGACCAGTTCAGTCATCTGTTTCTCGAAGCCCGCTCTGTATGCGTTGCCCGAAAGGATGAACTCAGCCGCTTCTTCTATGCCTTCTGAGTAACCAGCTAACTCCATCGTTTCTTTATACAGAAGTTGATTGATTTCTAGCGCAAGGGCTCGCATTTTCCGCCGAACAGGAGCAGGAAGCGCGGTGAGCGGCCCAGTATTTACGCGGTAGTCCTCCTTTTTTTTGATTGCAGCAATCGCGCTGTCTGTTTTCGTAAAGCCCATTCCGTTTAGGTAGTAAGCGACTTCGGACAAGTACCCAGCACCGCCGATAGCGTCATCCGTATCGGGGTTATTGTTGGGCATCTTCTCTTTGTATCGGCCCATCGCCTCAAACAACTGCACGTAACGGAAGTGAAGAACGCCGCCAAGTTTTGTGGTCGGGCCTTTGGTGTTATTGGAGAAACGCACACGAGCAAGCTCGTTCTTGTCGGTGAGCATCTTGTCGAAGAGTTGCTCAAGATTAGGGTCACGAGAGGTTTGACCTGTCATCTTATGCCAAAGGGCTCTGATTGCGCCCGTTACTTTCTTCCACACGCTCGTATCTTTAGGCACGTAAACGGCGTCATATTTTTTTTGTAAGAACAGAGCGAACTGGTTGGCGAACATTTCCTGCGGGCTTTGCTTGCCGTTCGCAAGACCTGCTGTGCTGCCATCGGGTAACTCAGCAAGAGGTGAGCGCTCTTCTACTAATGTCCGACCAGTAACCCCCTTGCCACCGCCATCAAACTTTCCTTTAGTGTAATACTTGGACATCTCTGCCCAAAACTCTGCTCGCATGTCAAACGACATAAGGTTGCGATACGCCCAATGACCAAGCTCGTGCATGACCAGATATGTCGAGCCGATGCCTTGGTTTTCTGCGGCGGTCGTGGGGTTTCTGTTGCCCGCAACGTCAAGGGATACGCGGTTCACTGGCCCTGTCTGAGACACCGAGCCATCCTTCATAAACATGGCGGTTGATGTATAGTAGCCGTTACCCACATCCGTGCCTTTGCTGCTGCCGTCAACAAAGATTGGGGCTTCGGTGCGATCCCCCATTACCTCGTCAAACAACCGAGTAATCTCAGCCGACTGCGCTTTGTCTACGCCCTTGATCACCTTTTTAAGCTGACCACGGCTGGCCTCGATGGTTTGATTTGGCAGCTTGAAACCCGCAGGAGCAATGTTGCTCAACACTTCGTACATAGTTTGCAGCGCTTTTGTGCGCGGGCCTATGCCGATCTCTAGCAGACCCGATATTTCAGCAATCCCATCTTTGTTAAACTTAGGCGCAATGGTTGTTATCCAGGGGTCGCTCTCAAGTATTTCCATGTAACCGTGAAGCTCGCCCAGTGTTACGGAAGCCTTACGCATTTCTGCTTTGTTTACTGGAAGACTGACAAGCTCTGGGCCGCCTCCACCAAGGGAATTTGTAGAATTACGAGCGAGAGAAACAGCAATGAAAATGTCATCAAACTGCTCGCTAGTAAAGTCCGCCATGTTGACCATCATGCGAGGGGCTTCGACGGCAAGATCAACTGGCTTGGGCGGTGCCACATACGCATCCACTACCGAGCCGTCTAGTTTGTTGGCATCGTCGAGCGGCTCGAACGCACTTAGGAGCATCTCTCGGTCTGTCCGCATTTTGCGTACGTCCACACCGTTTATTTCTCGTGGGACATAGCCGATGAAATAATCGTTGGCGTCCTGTTTGCCCAGAATAGCCGAGAGGGGGTCGCCCACTGCTTCCTGACCTTGATTAACCATGCGGGCGTTTGTAATTCCTTCTGTGGTTGCCACGCGCTTTATGGCTATCAATATTTTATCGCCCCGAGTGCCATCTGCTTTTACTGTATTGATAGCCTTGGGCTTGCCACTTTTAACGTCGAGCGTGACGGGTTCAGGATCGATAGGGGTGCGGGCTTTGATCTTTCTTAGCTCGACCTGATACTTGGTGTAGTCGCCGTGTCCGCCCACGAGGCTGTCATTCTCCCGTATCTTCTCGATCACGGTAGCGGGGGTGTCCTTGGCGTCTATGGTCACGCCTTCTTGCGCCGCAATTTTCCGCAAGTTTGCGGTTATTGTTTTGGGCGCTCCGCTCTCGTCAGCCTTCTTGATCATGTTGGCGGCTTCGTTGCCAATCTTCTTGCCGTCACCCGCAAAGTCATTAGTTGCTTTTAGGATGGCTGCCCTGACTTCATCCATGTTCTCGAACATGGGCAAGTCTTTGGTGAGGATGTAGCCGTCAGTCTTGCCTCGGAGGCCCAGTGCTTCGTAAGCGTGTTTCTTTTCCTTAAAGAGCTTGAGCTTAAATGTGCCGTCCTTTTGCTTGATCGGCGCACCGTGAAGAACCATCCCTTTTGTTACGCGATTGCCCCGCCCGATACCGACAACACCACGCTCGCTGCCTTGCGCTACGATTTCGTATGTGGCCTTTTGGATGCCAAGGCCAGCGTCACGAATGGCCTCTGCTTGAGCTTGTTGGGCGTTAAAGGTGCTGGGGTTGAGGTCTTGGACGCCCTCGGTGACGCTATACCCATCACCAATATCCATCCCCGACTTAAACAAGCTGCTGATCTTGCTCGTGGTAACAGTTTCGCCCTTGCTGTTGACGTACGTGCGGAACACGCGGCCTGCATTGGGATCGTTCTCGAGCGCCGCTCCTGCCTTGGCTGCCGTACCGCCCACACGATTACCGCCCGAGGACTTGGGTGCTCCTGTGTAAACGCCTTGCTTGGTATAAAACGCAAGATCGAGTTGCCGTTGCTCCGCCATCCGCTCTCGAGCGAGATTGAAGACTTCGGCTTCGGAGGCATCGTCGGCTATGGTCTTGCGGATGTTGGCCCAATCGTCCAAGCGGCGCACGACTGCCCCATAGACCTCATCGGTCATGCTGTTTTTAAGGCCAGCCAAGATTTTGTTTCTGATCTTGTTGGCGTTGTCTACCACGCCTTCTGCGACAGCGGCTTCGATGATGTCACCAAAGATAGTGTCCGCCGCCATCGAGACTTCTTTGTCTGCTGCGACCTGCTCGGGAGTGCGGTTGGCTTTGTTGTATGCCTCTATGCGAGACGCCTCGTCAGTAACCTGAGTTGCAGTAGCGCGAGCCTTGAGAACAAACTTACCATCACCACGAGACGAGGCCATTGCCTTCGCCATCTGAATGCCTCGGTTGGTAAGGGCTCCGTTATTTTTAAGCTCAAGGCGGCCTGACTTAATCAGCTTGCCAATGTCGTCCATTGTGAGGGGCGTGTTGCCCTTGGCTTTGGCTTGCTTCGCGTAATCGCTTATGGCCTCTATAAACTTTAATGTGGCCCTTTCGTTACTAGCCTTGCCTTTTTTGTTTGTGGCAAGCGGGTTGCCCAAAAGCACATTGGATGCCGTGCCATCGTTGTCAGGGATTTCCTCGGCAGCGAGGCGAAGCATTAGGTCTTCGTTGCTCTCGTCTGTGCCTACATTCGCAGCGCGTTCGGCGGCCTTGGTCTCGCCCTTGGTTGGGATGACGGCCTCTGCTGGGGTCTCTGTTGCGTCTGCGGCGGCTGCTGCTGGTGCGTCTGCGGGCTTCGCTGCTTTTGGTGTTCTGCGAGAGCCAACAAATTGCTTTACTGCATCGCCGCCGCGAGATGAAAGAAACTCTTTAAGCTCTTGCTTGCCCGCTGTGCTCAGTGTTGTTGGGTTGCCATCTTCGTCTACGTTTCGACTAAACTTGCCCGCCGCTATTAGGCGACCTATCTCTTCATCAGTGGGTAATTCAATCCCCGCCTCTGAGGCTTTTTTGCGATAGCCGTTCATAGCTGTCTTGAGGGTTGTCACCCACTTTGCATTGCTCTTTGTCGCCGCCGCGAACGCTGCCTTCCCGTCACCCTCGGTGGGGATTTCCAGCGCGAGCATCTCAGCACGTACTTCATCAGGGGTTGGGGCTTTGGGCGCTGGCGCTGCTGGCGCTGCCGCTACTGGTGCCTGTCCACCTAAGTTCTCTGTCGGCACTGTATCTGTGGGTGTCGCGGTTCCTACGGGCGCAGTGCTCGTGTTGGGTGGGGGAGCGGTTACGACTTTTTGTTGTGCTGCACGAGTGCGGATTTCTTCGGGCGACAGACGCTCAAGAGGTTTGACTTCTCTTGTTTCGAGCATACTCGCAAGCTCGTCGTTTTTAGTTTGGAAGTCTGTCATTAACGAGCCAGCGTTGTCGCCGTTAGACTGAGCCGTTTCCATTTGCTTGGCAATGCCGTCTAGCTCGGCTTGTCTATTCTCCACGTCACGAGCATAGTTCTCGATGTCAGCTTTCTCTTGCTGTATCAGCCCGAGTTCATTGACGAGATCGAAGCGCTGATCTTGCAGGCTTTCGTCCGCTATCTTTACGTTGAGATCGTTTTCGATGCGGTTTATTTCGCCGAGCCGCCCCTCAAGGTACGGGCCTAAGTTTGAACTTTTTGACCAGTTAAGAGCATCGTCCACCTTCTTGCCTGATGCAAAGCGACCGATGATGCCACCCAAAAAACTACCAGCGCCAGCCTCATAAAGAGCGCTTTTACCCATGCGACCGAGATCGTACTCGGTTGCATCAGTAATGCCTTGCTGCATTTCTCGTGACTGTTGTAGCGCGTCAAAGCCTGCGCCCATCGCGCCGCCAACTACTGCTCCCTCGACTGCGCCTTCCTTGGCACCCCGATAAACGCCTGCTTTACGAGCGGCAGCTTGCGTCATGCCCGAAGAACGAGCGGCCTTTGCGACCTTCCCAATCTTTGAGAGCTTACTGACAACGCCAGCATAAGGAACTAAATTGATTGGATCGAGAATGGTAGCTGCGCCGTAGTCAAAAACTTGGTCAAAGAGTGTGCCCCTCGAGGGCGCTCGCTGCCAAGCGGCTGCGAGGCGAGTGTGGCGCTGCTGGTCATCATCGCTTGAGGCGGCATACTTGCCCATGTCATAGCCAGCTTCACCGAAGTTGCTGTCGATCCAGCGACGATCAGTGTACCACTTGTCGAGCATTTCCTGCGTGGACGAGAATGACATTCCTTGTGTCGAGTAATAATCTCGAATGTCTTGGTGAAAGTCTTTGTTTTTTATTAACTCGCTGCCGAACAGCCCGTTGTAATCTGTAGAATATGTGTCGTCTGCCGTGCCCATAGCATTCGCGTCAGCCGCAAACTTTAAAAAATCAACCATATCGGGTACTCCATTTAACCTGATCTTGGCAGATTACTCGGAGCACCCTCTTAGGTCGTCCTTATTGAGCCTCTTCGTACATCTCGTCTAGCTCTCCTGACATAAGCAACAACTGCAAGCGCATGTCCACGTCAGGGTCGTTTTGCAATCCAAGCTGCTGTGCGATCTGTTGCTTGTTATCCTTGAACCAATCTCTTTTAGAACGCGTCTCCGTCCTGTCTGCTGACGAGGGCGTTACCGCCTGCACTACTCGATCCAATATCGATGGGCCCGATGGTTGGGGGCCAAGACTGTCTGGGGTTGGATCAGCCATAAGCCTAGCTTGACGAGCGTTAAGCTCTTGAGCCTCGGTAAGCTCACGCACTTTGCCCTCCAAGAACTCAGTGTAAGCAGGCAAATCAATAGGGGCTATTTCTCTGCCATCTCTCCCCTCGGTCTTATTAAACGCTTGAGGAGAAGCATCACCTGCATTCCGATTGTTAAGACCAAAATCAGAAATCTCGCTTAAAAGCGTGTCTATTCGGGGCTCCCATTCTGCTTTCAATCTCGTGTTTGATGCTGTTAGTTCTATCTCTCTATCAGCGGCTCGCTTCTGAATGGTCTCGTCAATCGCTGCCGCCTGTCCGCTTATCTCCACTTTGTATTTGCCGAGGGCAATCATTGCACCATTTAACTGCAATAGTTGCTGTTCAAGGCCAGTAATGTTTTGCTCAATTCTGGTTCGCTTTATGCTATCGACGCCCGTGTTCGGATACATCCCGCTTCGGAGAGCTTGCCTCAAGTTGCCAATATCTCGCTCAATCTTAGCGGCCTCTCCTTTAAGAGCCCTCGTGAAGTGAGGTACTTTGTCCGACTTGGCGAGAACTTCTTGGGCCGCAGCCAGCTTGTCCTCATCAAGAATGGTATAGCTTTGCTCGTCCTGACCTACGGCGTTGTACTTACTGTTGAACGCCTCGAAGTCACTGACGAGAGACACAATCTCAACGCCTCCCGAGATGCTATCAATCGAGAACTCTCCTGTCGCGTCCTTTAGGCGGCCTACTGCGGCGTCCGATCTGTCGGCAGCGTCATCGAACTCGAGATCGACAACATTAAACACGCTCGTGCGTATTACTTCACGAAGCCTAGAATACTCGGCCCTAAACATCTTCATGTCTTTGTCAGTGGCTCTGGAGAAATCAACGATACCTACGCTTGTCATAGCCTCGTTAAACGCCACTTGCTCAATGCCGCCGTGCTTTTCTTCCCCTAATTCAGCGAGAGCGCCCGCACTATTTGCCGAGCCCGCCACAACTTTATAGATGATGCTCTTCAACTCATCGGGATCGATTTTACGGTTAAGGCCCGACCCCTGCATAAGAGTTTGCTCTTCTGAGTTCGTGACGCGCCTTGCTTCCTGCATTATCACTTCGACTAGGTAGGGGTCAGAGGGAAGACCCAGTTCAGCTATGGTTGTTGAGATCGTGTCGGAAATGCTGGTCGTAAGACTTGCAATTATCTCGGTACGGACTTTTTCATCGACGCCCATTCCAACCATCTGTCCGTTTAGCAGATAAGAGTTAATGAGTTCGTCGCCCTCAACAGACGTAAACCCGCGCTGTTGCTCCATTACTTTTTGAGCGGCTTGCCCCTTGAGGATTTCGTTGTTGTTCATTTCCCTGCGAAGGTTAGCAAAGATAGCCTCGAAACCGCCGTGTGCAGCTTCTCTCATGCCTTGCGTGACCACAATTCCTTGAGAGGTCAAGTTGTTCTCAAAGAGCGTCATCCACTCCTCGCGACCCTTAACTATAGTTGCCTGCATTTGAGAGGGTTCTAACGTGGGGTTCGTTAGGTTGCTTATGGTAGCCATCATGGATGATGACGCCCGTTGGAAGGCGGCACCCAACTCAGCTTTTTGTTCTTCGGTGTATTCGATTTCAGCATTCGGGCTGCCTGTTTGCAGGCCACGCATAAACTCAGCAATCGCTTCGTCTTGGTTATCACCCTCACCGACACTCTTTTTAAAGTCAACATTGTCCACGGCTTCCGCGACCTTGGCGTTTAACTGCGCAGTCTCCTCGCCATCTCGGTCTGCCTGCTGGCTGGTGAAGAGTTCGTCCGCTGGCGTCAACAACGACTTGATCTCTGCATCCGAAAGACCTTCGAGCACATCTGCTTTGTTTGCTTTGAGAGCGGCTATGCGACGATCATATGAAATTTTGTTGGCTGCGTCACCCGCAATGCCACTCGCATCAGCGGCAAATTCTTGCTGTGCGTCCGTAGCGTCCAATCCAGCTTTGCGAGCATTTGCCGTATCGCCCTCAACAGTGCTCAAAACAATGCCAAAGGTTTTCGCCTTCTCCACGAGCTTTTGCTTTGCGTTCGCGTAATCATCGGGGTTCATTGTTTGACCGAGGGTTAAAAGTTGCGCCAGAAGCGGCTCTGTTTTGGCTTTCGTAGTCTTAGCGATAAGTATATTTTTCTCATCGAAAGCGGCATTGAGGAACTCATAGTTATCTGCCTTCTTCTGGTCAGGAAAGTTTGCGCCGTATAGGCCTATAAGTTGGCCCCTAACTTTTTGCCACTGTGCCTCTGTTGTTACGTTCTTCACGGCAGCGAAGGCAGCTTGCTGTGCTTCCAGCAACAACTTATCTTTAAGTAATCTGTCGGCATCGCCCGTAAGAGCCGCGTTAAAATCGACACCAGTGAACTGGGTTTCAAGGTTGCCGACCATCAAATTGTACTCAGCAAGGCTGCCCGCTTGCGCGGCGGCTCTGCTCAATGCGGTCGAGGCTTCTGCGGTTTTCGCTTCTTTAAGTGTCGTCATTCTTCCTGTGAAGAATGTGTCTTGATCGGATGTTGCTGCGTTAACAGTAGCGAGCGGGAACTGGGCGCGAATGGCGCTATCTTGTGCAGCACGGTCTTCTACGGTCGTTGCACTATTAGCTATCTTTTGGAAGGCCAAACGAGCTTGCTCCGTTTGCCTAGTTACCTCTCGGTCGAAAGCGCCTTGGTATTGGTTCCCGATCATAGTTTGTAGCTCTGCGCTTGTTGTCGTTCCCTTGAGCGCAGAAAGGCCCGCTGTGCTAGGGTTGTTTAGGTAGTCCGTAATAAGAAGTTTGTTGGTGTTGTTCCAATCAGCGTACGCAAAAGTCTTCATTTGAGCGTAGACCTGCTCGAACTGCTCGGGCGATGTAAGACCAGTAGCTTCGGCCTGCGCTTTTGCGTTGGCCTTGTCTCCAAAAAGCGGAGAGAGAGACTTCGCCACTCTGGTTATGTCGTCCAATTTCGCACGAGACTGTTGCAGCGCTCTGTCTTCCGCCGCTTGTGCGTTAGCTGACGCAATCTTTGCCTGCTTGTCTTTGTACTTTTTGACTTGGCGCTTCATCGTCTCTTCGGTCGGAATGCCCGACTGTAGCCCGCGACTGTTGCCCGCAAGA